GAATTTAAAAATGGTGTGTGGATTCCTAAAAATGCTTCAGCAAGTATTACATTTGGAAGTCAAGATTTTTATTTAAAATTTGAAAATGCTTCTGACCTAGGTAACGACAGCTCTGGTCAAGGCAATGATTTTACAGTCAGCAACCTTAGTGCAGATCATCAAACTCTTAATAGTCCAACATTTGGTTCGTAATGAAAGGAGTAAATAATGACAAGTAGTGGAAATTTCCCTTTATGGTCACCTTTAATAAAAGGGGCAGTAAATCTAAGTAAAGGTAATACAAGGTTTGATGGCTCTACAAGTAGCAGAGGTGCTATGACAAGTTTTGCTGTACCTACTGGCACTAAATTTTATGTAGAATGTTTAGTTACTCACGCAACTGGTTATAATATTGTATTTGGCGTTGCTAACCCAGAATTTAATATAGGTACTTATGATGAATCAGATGCTTCTATGAATGGTATATTATTTCGTGCTAATAACAGTAGTAGTTGGGATACCTGTTCATTAACTAATGGAAGCAGAGGAAGTTTTGGTTCTAATGTAGGAACAACATCAGCTAGAGTTTTAGCTATGACTATAAATAGAGTAGATAATGAAATAAAAATGTATTTAGATAATAGTTTAAAACATACTATATCTATCTCTGCTACAGAAGTATATCATATTGTTTGTAGTTTTACAGGTGGCTCTAATTCAGCAATACACATGAATTTAAACTGTGGACACGATTCAACTGGAGCTGGAGATTTTAGTTCTGGTAGTGCAACAGATGAAAATGGCTTTGGTTCGTTCCAATTCTCCCCAAGTACAGAATTTTTAGCACCATCATCAGCTAACTTACCCATAGCAACAGAATTAGACCCAGCTGAAGAAAATCAACCAGCTAAATATTTTGATGCTATTGCGTATACAGGTAATGGTGGTACACAAAATATAACTGGTTTAGGTTTTCAACCAGATGTAACTTTAATAAAAAATAGAGATCAAACTGATTCTTGGTGTCATCAAAACAGCACATTAGGAGTAGGTAAAACACAAGCTATAGATACTGCGTCTGCTGTTGCATCTGAAACAGATTGTGTTACAGCATTTAATACTGATGGTTTTAGTTTAGGTAGTAATCATAAAGTCAATGCAAGTAGTGAAAATTACATAGCCTATTGTTGGAAAAAAAGTGTTGATGCTGGATTAGATATAGTAACTTATTCTGGTGATGGTGGTACACAAGCTGTATCTCATAATTTAGGTGTTACTCCTACAATGATTTGGATATTTTTAAATACTGGAAGTAATTTTGATTCAACTTGTTATATTGATTCTAATAATGCACCTTCTATGGGTACTGGAAATGGAATATTTATGTCTTTGCCAAATGGTAAACAAGCTACAACTTATGTTTCTGCAACGTCTTCAAGTTCTTTTAGTGTCACTAGTTCTGCAAATCAAAGTGGTAGAACTTATTTTGCGTATGTCTGGGCAGAAAAACCGGGTTTTTCTAGGTTTACTGAGTACGAGGGAAATGGAAACTCTGACGGACCTTTCATCAATAACAACTTTCTTGGAAAATTAAATATAATTAAAGCACTAGATTCTAGCCAAATGTGGGCGACTACAGATATAATAAGAGAAACATTTAACCCATTAGGGGAAAAAATTATAGCTTTAGATAATACTTATGCAGAGTTTGATGCATCTGGATTTAATTATGATATGCTTTCTAGTGGAATAAAAATTAGAAGTAGTGATACTAATATAAATTCAAGTGCAAGTTTTTTGAGTTTAAGTTGGGCATCAGTCCCATTTAAATATAACAATACTTTATAGGAGGTGAAATAATATGTGGGGATTAGTAAAAAATAATAAAGTAGAGGAGATTATTAGATTTCCAAGAACATTTATAGACACAGAAAACAATATCAAACACCCAAGAGCTATTTTTAATACTTGGACTTGGGAACAACTAAATGCAATAGGACTTTATGAAGTTATAGATAGTGGAAAAAAAGGCATAGATAAGTTTGAGATTACATCTCAAGCAACTTATACTTTTAGTGCAAAAAATAAAAATATTACTACCAGCTACACAATAACAGAAAAAGCATTAGATGATGAAAATGCTAAAAATGAAGATGGCTCTGATATGAAAGACCCTATAACTGGGGAACAAGTAATAAATTATGGTTTAAAAACACAAGCAAAAAAAAAAGCAAAGCAACAAGCAAATAGCTTTATAAGTCGTTTTAACTGGCTTGTAGAGAGGTCAATTTATGATAGCAGTAAAGCTATACCAGATGCAGTAAAAACTTATGTAGCATCTATTAGAACTGATTGTGCAGAGATAGAAACAGCAATAGATGGTGCAACAACAATGAAAAAATTTAAAGCATTGTATCAAGACACTAATAAAGAAGATGGAAGTATTGATACAATAGCTAGAATAAATAGGTGGACAGATGATAAAACAGTTAAAGAATATCTTAGATAAAATAAAAGGTTTATTTAAAAAGAAAAAGAAAAAGAAAAAAAAAAGAGGTAGACCACCAAAACTAAGAGGGTTTTAATGACCATAGACCCTTTTTTAATTTGGAATGTAATCTTGTCTTTTATAGTAGTACCTTTTGGGTGGGCGTTTGGTAAAATGTTCTCTGAGGTAAAACGTTTACAAATATTGCTAAACAGAACCAGAGAAGATTATGCAACCAAGTCAGAACTCAGAAATGAAACAAAGGAGATCAAAGAACTGGTTATACGCATAGAGCAAAAGCTAGACCGATTTATTGAAAAGAATAATGGTTGAACCAGTAAGTGCCGTATTGACAGGCATTAGCCTTGTAAAAGCTTCAGTTGACTTTGTTAAAAGTAATATCAACACAGTACAAGATATTGGCGATATTATCAGTCACGTTGATAATGCTTTAAATGGACAACAACAAGTTATTAAAGAACGTGATAAAGCAAATGTTGATGTTTTCGCAACTGAAAATATTGCAACTGAGGTAATAAACGCACGTCTTGTCCAAGAACAGCTTAATGAGATGAAATTGATGATTGAGCTACGCTTCCCGGGAGCTTGGGGTCAAATACTTGCAGAAAGAAAAAGAAGAATAGAAGCAAAGAAACAAGCTATTAAAGAGGAAAAAGCTAGAAGGTTAAAGAAAAGACAAGAGATAGAAGAATATGTAAAATACGGATTTATAGCTATAGCAGTAATATTATTTTTAGCAGTTTCTATTGGTGTTACAGTTAAGTTTTTCGTATCTACTACAGAACCAGTATATGCACACGATATAGAATATGATGATGGAAGCTGTGATGTATATTCACCTAGACTGTTTATGGTATGTCTTAATGAAGGAAGAGAATTTGCTGATACTGACTTATATTTAGAATATAAGAAAAGAAAAAATCAATGGATAACAGAAAATGATTGAACACTTAGAGTGTGCAACATATAATCATTGTGAGGTGAATACGCATCTCATTATTTGTTGCAACGGAAATGGGGGTTGTAATATTTATTTCTGGTATAATATTTATATACGACCCCCATATAAAAAGGAGAATAATGGAACTATCTAAAAATTTTACACTAGCTGAGTTATGCAAAAGTCAAACAGCTACCAGGCATAATATTATCAATATACCTACAGAACAGGATATTATTAACAATCTTATAGCTGTATCAAATAATATATTGCAACCTATAAGAGATAATTATGGTATTCCATTTACACCTAACTCTGGTTATAGGTCACCAGAATTGAATCAACTTTTAAAATCAAAACCTACTAGCCAACATTGTAAAGGTGAAGCTGTTGATGTAGAAGTACCAACTATTAGCAACTTAGAATTAGCAAACTGGTGTAGTGTAAATTTAAACTATGATCAGATCATATTAGAGTTTTATAAAGAGGGTGAGCCTACTTCTGGCTGGGTTCATATATCTTATAACTTAGAGAACAACAGAAAAAAATATTTAACTTTTGACGGCAGACAATATAAGGAAATGAAATAATGGCAATAACATCTTTAATAGCACCAGCTACAAAATTAATTGGTAAATTTGTAAAAGACAAAACTAAACAAATGGAACTTGCTCACGAGATCAGCACAATGGCTGAGAAACATAGTCAAGAATTAGCATTAGCTCAAATAAAACTAAACACCGAAGAAGCTAAAGGCAACTGGTTTCAGTCGTCTTGGCGACCCTTGTGTGGTTGGATTTGTGCAATTTCTCTAGGTATAAATTTTATGGTAGCTCCTATTTGTGCTGGATTTGGCATAGATATACCCCAAGCAGATATGTCAATAATGATGCCACTATTATTAGGTATGCTAGGGATTGGTGGTTTGCGTAGCCTAGATAAAATTAAAAAAGTAGATACTAAAGGAAGTGTAGGTAAAAAATAGAAAAAGAAAAAAATGAAATACAAGATATATATTCAGATGAAAAACTATTAGGAACAGATAATGCGTGGAGTGAAAAAGATAAAGTAGAAACAAAAAAAGAAAATAAAAAATCTTTTTATGATGCTTTTAATTATGTATACTATAGTAAACAATAAAGGAGGTTAATATGCCCTATCATTATGGTAAAGGAACACACTCAAAAGGAATGAAGAAAAAAGGTAAGAAGAAGAAAAAGAAAATGGGTAAAAGGAAAAGATAGTGGTAAAAGTTGCATCTATAAAAAAATTTACTCAAGACCTTACTGCAAGACAACGTAAAACTATGAATAGACATGCACGACACCATAGTTTAAAGCACATGCGTGAAATGGCTAAAGATTTAAGAAAAGGTAGAACATTTGCACAGGCACACGTTAGAGCAATGAGGTCAGTAGGAAAATGAGTGGATTTACTACAACTGCAACTATATCAGAACTAATAAATAAACGCCCTATAAGAAAAAGACGTAAGAGTTTCAAAGCAACAAATAAAAGAAAGAACCTAAGAGCTACCCAAAAGCTCTTAAAACTTTCATAATACTTTCTCCTAAAGAAAAACCCTAGCTTGTCATAAGGCTAGGGTTATCTGTTTAAAATTTATATAGTTTGACAAAAATATGTCTGAGAAGTGTATTTATATATGAGATAACAATAATTAAGAGGAAAAAAAAATGAAATACTTAATAAATTTAGTAACAAAAGAAAATGGCTTTTCAGAAGTTATAGATTCTGAATTATCAACTATTCGTGATGTAGATATATCTGTAGTTATGAAAGATAAAGCAAAAGCAATAGAAAAAGCAAAAGAACTTTATATAAATTACTTAATAAAACAAATAGAAGGTAACAAGGCTGGAATTTTTAAAGCAATTAAAGTAGTTCCGATTTATTCAACTGTTATACAGAATACAGATTGTGAAGTAGTAGATTATTCTGATTACATATATAAAAAACCTACTGTGTCATAAATATCACATGTAAAATTATTTTTTGTAATTATGAAAATAAATATTGAATAACCTAAAAATTCTGCTAGGTTATTAATAATGAAGATATTTAATAATAATAATAATGAGGATAAAATGATAGAACTTAATATAAATGAAGAAAGTAAGCAACAACTAGCAGAAGGTGTATTTTTTGCTAAAGCAACTAAACAAAGGGTGTTAGAGCAAATACAAAGAACTTATATTACTCTAAGTTGTGCTAATAAAGATTTACCAAAAAATATGAAAGGCATTGAGGTAACTCAAATAAATTGTTATGGGGTACAACACCCATATTCAGCTTTTGTAAACTATGATCTTAGTAAAAGAAAAGCAGAGCAAATAAAAACTAAGTGGGAACAACAGTTAAAAGATAATAACGAAACTTTTGACCCAGACAAGCATAGCCAAGTTGTAAGCAGAATGTTTACTCAGTATAATGGGGTTACTTGCTGGGAAAAAAGAGATGGCAGTTTAGAAGTTGATATGCCAGACAATATTTGTCACGTTTCTGAAAAAAATATGTGGATTGCTAAATATCATAATGTTGACATTAAGGCTTTAAAAGAATTGATTGAACTTAGAAACGCAGTCAAGGATATGCCAGTTGAAAAACCAGAGCCTAAAAACAAAAAACAAAAGTTATGGGAATCAAAACTAAAAGATCATTTGGATTTTGTTTGGGGGAAAAATTGTCCTAAAAGAATTAACATTGAGGATATGTGGATAGGCAAAAATGGTAGGACTATGATGAAGATTGACAAGACCATTACCTGTGACCCTATATATTGCTATATGAGTGCTACTGGCACAACTTATACTAGAGGTATGTGGACTATTGACGGCAAAGTAGTTAAAGGTATTGAGGTTATGATACTTATGGAAAAAGCAGAAGCAGAATTTAAAATGAACAATAAAATTAGAAAGGAGTTGGCTTAACAGCCAATTCCTATTTTAGGGTTTGACAAAACCTAGAAAATAAATTAGGTTCTTAATAATGAATAATAATAATAATAACAAGGAGAAAATAATGAAAGAATATAAAATAAATTATAATAATAAAGACTACGATATATCTAAACACGATACTAGCTTTCAACTCAACATAGTTCAGAAAGATGCTTTAGATAGAGAAAGTGCATTATCAGAATTTCAAAGAAAAGAAATAAAAAAACTTATTTCTTCTGAAAATTGGTTAAAAGAAGAATTAGAAGTAGTAAATTCTGATAATCATTATTATAGAACTATTATAATAAAATTAATCAAAGCATTGTACCAATCTAATTTTTGTGATCAATTTATACAAAATGATATAGCAAAATTAAAAGGTAAATTAAACTATAGAAATGTAAACTTTATAGATTTCAATAATACTTTAGCTGATTTTATAGAAAAAGACTTTAATAACAAGGAGAGTGCTTAACAGCACTTTCCTACTAATAATAATAAGGAGATATAAATGACTACACAAACAGAACTACAAAGAGCAAGGCAAATAGTAGAACATAATAAAACTTTTATACTAGATGCTATTAGCCACAGATATGCAGAACTTTTTAAGGCTTTTACAGACTATGATTTTGTCTACCACAAAGGCACAGAAGAGGAAGAGCAAGAACTTTCAACAGCAATCAATTATCTTTTAACAGAGCTACACATTACTGAAGATGATGCCAGAAATATGTTTGAAGAATACCAAGTGCAAGTTGATGACTGGAAAAACGCCTGTGGTGAAAGTGAGGATAATTAAATGCAAATAATTAAATTACCTAAAAGGTTATTTTTTGAATATATGGAAATAGCAGATGAGGAGCTAAGACCTTTTCCAGAAATAATTAAAGAAACTAAACAAAATATTTTTGTAGAAAGAGTTTATGATGACGCTTTAAGGTCTTTATATTATGAAGCACAGTATTGGGCGAGTAATTATTCTATATGTGAAGATGAAGATAGAAGAGCTATACAAAAGTCAGCTATGTGGACAGTTAAAGCAATTCAAAAATATTACTTACATTTTATTCTTAAAGAAGATTGGAATAATTGTTTTGATTCAAATGGCAAGTTTATTAAGGAGGATAATTAAATGAAAGAACTAAAATATTTTGATCATAATAGTACAGTTAGATTTAAAGTTATCTCTGATAATAAAATAACGTACTATTTTAAACTGCATCATATAGACGATACTATAGGACTGTATGATAATGATATGAACTTAATAAAAGTAATTAAAGGGAAAATATAATGATAGAGCAAGATATTAGAAAACAGTTAAAACGTATTTTAGAAAGCAGTTTAGAAGAAGGACAAAAAGTAGAACTATTAGCTGAATTGGTTGAACGGACAGTAAAATATATTGATGGTTATAGAAAAATACATAAAGAATATGAAGAAACTGTAAAAAAAATTTTTAAGAAAGTAGGCTAGAATGAACAAACACATTTTAAGACATATATTAAAAAGTACCCCTAAAAGGTACACATTTTGGAATACAAATTTGCGTTTCAAAATATTAGTAATTTGCCTAGCTGGTTTACTATTAATTTTTTTATCAAGTTGTAGTACAAAACCAATAGTAGACAGCAGAGGTAAATCACCAGCAAATATTGAAGGTATGACGCACGATCGCTTTCACGATGACTACTATACTTGCGTGGCTTTAGTTAAAGATCAAACTAATGTCATAGTAGATGCTGGTAAGATAGTATATAATAATATACTAAGGATAAAAACTTTATGGCTTACACCCAAGTTAGATACGAGAAAAGATTTCATTAATAATTGTCTAACTGGGCGTGGCTATTCAGTACTTAATAAATAATAATAAAGGAGAAAAATATGAAAGAGAACGGAATAATAAACAAAATATATGATAATAGTGCAGAGAATGATAAAGGGGTCTTTGTCAGTAATTTTACTATAGATTTAGTCAATGGTACTAGGTTGTATTGCAGAGAAAGTCTAAACCCTATGCCTTCATCTGGCGATAAGATAGGTTATGATGTAATCAACAGGAAAACATCTGCAAGTGGTAACCCATATACTAACGTGCAAAATTTAGTTGTACTAGGGGAAGGCGAAGGAGTTACCAACACACAATCAGCACCAACTACCAACGGAAACAAATCTGATAGCAATAAAGATAGACTTATTTACGTTACAGGTATAGTTGGCAGAGCTATGAGTAGTGGTTCTTTTAGTGAAGAAAAAATTGACGTATTAACTGAAAGAGCAGTTGCATCTTTTAATAAGCATCTTGGCTAATGAAAGATTACAAAAAACTATTCAGCAGATATTGGGGGTATGAAGATCAAACCCCTATTTGCTGGGGTTGTAATCAAGCTGTAGGGGTGGATATACACCATTTGATACCTAAGGGTATGGGTGGAGTAAAAAACAACAGATTGAACAGAATAGACAATTTGTTCTTACTGTGCCGTCAATGTCATAATCACGCCCATAAGAACAAATCAGTAAATGAAGAATATAAAAAAATATTATTAGAAAGAATAAAACTCAAGGAGCAGTTATAATATGGGAAGAAACACAATCAACTTAGAAGATTTTAAAAATGCTGAAAGACCACACAGTAAATTAATTTACAATGTAGCAAAGAAAAATAACTTAACTATTTTTGATGTAGCAAACTTTTTAGATTGCTCTTATTCATTTATAGTTGCAGTACTAAAAGGCACACATAATCTAAGCATAGATAAAGCAAATAAAATTAGGCAACAGTATGAGTAAATATGTAATAAATTATAGAATGGAGTTTAAGACAAGACCAACTAAAGCAGAAGTTGAGAATAAATTGTTTGATTTATTAAAAGCTGGTTTTAGTTTAAGAACTGTAGAAGAACAAGACGAATATATAAGAGCAAAAGAAATAAGAGAAAAGAAAAGTGGCTAAAAAAAAAGAAGGCATAAAATTAATTTACAAAGCAGAGGAGTATTGGCGTAACTTTGTACACATAAAAGAGTGTGCAATATGCAAAGCACCAGCTGATAGATATGCAAAGTTTAAATTCTACTGTTTAGAGTGTTATGAGAAACTTGTTAAAAGAGGATAATATGACTGATATTTATAGCTTACAATTTGACCCACACAAACTATCACACCAACAGGAGCAGTTGGGTTTAGAATTTTCAGATAATGATTGTGCTTTAGAGTTAATGAAAAAAGAAGAAAAGCTAATCATATCAGAATTAACTCTTCATTATTCACAGAATATAAAGTATAAGAATACATCAGAATTAAATGCACATATTTATTCTGACCCAAGAATTAAGGACTTCAATAAGAGATATGCTGAAGTGCTTAAACTAAGGAATCGATCTAAAATTAGGTTTGAATCCTTCAAGACTTTCAGAGAGGACTTAAGAACAAAAGTTGTCAATGAAAGAGAACTGGCAAAACACAACATTTAATAGAAAGGAGTATGTTATGAGCCAACCAAAAATAAAAAAACTATCACAGAAAGAAATGATATTACAACATTTGAAAGAAGGTAAAGGTATTACAAGTTTAGATGCCTTGCGAAAATTTGGGTGCTTCAGATTAAGTGATAGAATATTTGTATTAAGAAAAGAAGGTAATGATATTACCACAAACTATATCACTAAAGGTGGAAAAACTTTTGCTGAATATATTTTAGAAGATAATCAAAATGCGTGAGTATAGTGGTTTTATAATAGGGATAATTATATTTGCGATAGCGATACAGTTATTTGGTGGATTATGATAGAGCATTTTAAAAAGTTTGATACTAAAGATAAAAAAAGTATTTTACCATTATCATTTAGTCAGCTTACAGAGTTTGCATTTAACAGAGAACGCTGGGCATTGAGAAGAATATTTGGCTATGAGTTTGATACAAACCCAGCAATGCAAAGAGGAACTGTTGTAGAAAGTGGCTTAAATATGTGGCTTAATGGAACAGATCAGAAAGAAGCAATACATAAAATGCTTAATGAGTATGATGATAACTGTTCTGGTTTAGCTGGTGAAAAGGTAGTTAGTGAAAGAGAAAACCTTATTCCATTATTTAATGAAGGAGTACAAAGACTAACTAATTATGCTTTCAAATGGGATTTAATAGGTTACCAAAACAAAGTAGAAATGGATATAGAAGGAATACCATTAGTAGGTTATACAGATTTTCACTTTGAGGATAAAAACACAAAGGAAGATTTTTACATAGACCTAAAGACTACCTTGAGAAAACCAACTGGCATTTCATATTCTCACGCAATGCAACAAAGTATATACCATCAATGCACCAACGCAGAACAAAGATTATGGTATTTAGTTTGCAAAAAATCTGGCACAGAGTTTTATGAATATAGCTTAGACGATTACCAGAAACCTTTGAAGATATGTAACCACATAGTCAAGGTGATGGGGTCATTTTTGCAAAAGGTAGATACCCTAGATGATGTTAAGAACTTGCTAATTCCAAACCCAGACGACTGGATATGGAAAGAGGAAGCAGTACAAAAAGCTAGAGTTGAGGTATGGGGGTATTGATTACCCCTTTACCAAAATGATCATTTAGGTTTATTATAAAAGACTAAGGAGAAAATTATGTTTATAAGTAAGGAAAGTAAACCACAGGAAAAGTTGAAGGCGTGGTATTTATTCACAGAAGATTTTATTGCTGGTACGCAACATTTAACAAATGAGCAGATAGGAGTGTATATAAGATTGTTATGCTGGAACTGGAACAAGAGATGCCAGGGTATACCAAAAGATAGCAACACATACTATAGAATAGCAAACTGTATTACAGAAGAAGAAAAAAAGGCTTGTAAAACAGTATTAAAACAATTTTTTGTAGAGGTTCAAGATCATTACCAGAATGAAAGACAGCTACAAGAGTATTTATTTATCACTAAAAGAATAGAAGCATCTAAAATAAATGGTAGGCTTGGAGGTAGACCAAAAAAACCTAGACAAAACCCCCCTACCCTAACCACTACCCCTACCATTAAACCTAAAACCAAAAAGAAGGATAATTTTCCTATATTTTGGAATAAGATAGTTAACAAAGTCAGTAAGGGTATAGCAGAAAAGAATTTTAAATCTTTAGATGTAGAATGGAAGGAAAAACCAGAAGAATTAGCTAAAATGTATAATAAGTATTATCATAGCATTGAAGATAAAAAATTTTGTAAGCAGGTTGGTTTCTGGCTATCAGCTAAGAAGTATGAAGATCAAGAAGCTAAAATAGAAAACAAATCTGGAGAAGTATATCCTTTAAGATTAAAAATGTTCAAACAAGCAATAAAAGATAAAGATAAAAGTTCATTTATTACTAGTTTTGCAAACCAACATTTTCCAGATGTACAAAGAGCAATTAAGGAAGGAGAAATAACCAAGGAAGATGCAGTTGAATATTTAAATATGGGTAACAGATTATAAAATATGCTACAGGTACAAACATACCTTGATAATGGTTTACCAGTACTGTATGCTCATTTAAACCAGGCTAAAAATGGATTTACTATGGCAGATAGGTTCAAAGACGACAAAACAAAGCAAGATTACACTTTTTACAGTATGAGTAAAAAGACTGATAAAAAAATAAATATGACTAAATTTATGTATTGTATAAAATGTGCTAGTGAACCTATTATTGCTGTAGATAATGCAAAAGAATATATTTGTAATAAATGTATAGAAAAAACTTTATCTGAAAAATGGAATATCAGAAACAAAAAATAAAATTATTTAAAAAGCTAATATGTGAAATAGATATTAGTAAGTACAATCAAAAAGAATATGAAAAAATAGTAAATTTAATTTATCAAGATATATTTAGAATACAATAATGGCTAGACCTAAAAAGTATAAAATCACAGATGAGGAAGTTTTTAAACTAGCGTCTTATGGGTGTACTAACACAGAGATAGCAGACTTTTATGGTTGTGATGAGAGCTTAATTAGAAAGAGTTTTTCCGAATCTCTGACAAAAGGAAGATCACAGGGCAAAATTAGACTTAGACAGTTACAATGGACATCAGCAGAAAAAGGTAATGTAACAATGCAGATATTCTTGGGTAAGAACTTATTAGGTCAACAAGATAGAATAGAAGAGAACCAGTTAGAAGAACCACTAGTATGGACTAATGATTAATGCCACTTACTGAACCACAAAAAACAGTAACTAATTCTAAAGCTAGATTTAGGGTTCTGATTACTGGAAGAAGGTTTGGTAAAACATATTTAGCAATAAATGAAATAGCTAAATATTCTAGTCAACCCAATAAAAAGGTCTGGTATGTAGCTCCTACTTACAGACAAGCAAAGGCAATATGCTGGAATGTATTAAAAGAAAAAATGTTAGCACATAGGTGGGTTAAGACTATCAACCATAGTGATCTTACTATTACATTAAGAAATAACTCAACTATTACATTGAGGGGGTCAGATAATGAATCAGCACTTAGAGGGGTAGGGTTAGATAAATTAATTATTGACGAATTTTCAGACGTAAACAAGACAGCTTGGTATGAAGTATTAAGACCAACACTATCAGATACAAATGGTCATGCTTTGTTCTGTGGTAGTCCAAGAGGGTTTGGTAACTGGAGCTATGAGTTATTTAAGATGGGTGAAACCAACAATGAATGGGAAAGTTTTAAATATACTACATTAGAAGGTCAGCAAGTAAGTGAAGATGAGATAGAACAAGCAAAACAAGACCTAGATTTGAGAACATTTCAGCAAGAGTATGAAGCAACCTTTGTAAATTATTCTGGAATGATATATTATAACTTTAGTAGGGAAAAAAACATAGTTGAGAAATATAAGGATAATAGTTTGTTTTTACACATAGGATTAGACTTTAACGTTGACCCTATGTGTGCTGTAGTAACTGTAATAGATAAAAATGTAGTTACAGTAATAGATGAGATACAGATATATTCATCAAACACGAATGAAATGTGTGAAGAAATAAAGAACAGATATAAACATCAAAATATTATTGTTTACCCAGACCCTAGTGCAAGACAAAGAAAAACATCTGCTGGAGGTTTAACAGATTTAGCCATATTAAAAAATTTTGGGTTTGATGTAAGATGCAAGAACACAGCACCATTAGTTAGAGATAGAATAAACGCAGTAAACTCTAAGCTTAAAAATGTTGCTGGTAAAAGTAGTTTATTTGTTTTAAATACTTGTAAAAATGTTATAAAGAGTATAGAAAGACAGATATACAAAGAAGGAACTCATATACCAGATAAGGATAGTGGATTTGATCATATGAATGATGCTTTGGGTTACTTAATAGAATACAACTATCCGATAAGAAGAAATTTTGTACCAACTGAGCAAAAGAGGTGGAGTTAAATGGATAGAGAACAATTACAAGAGAAACATCATTTATGGAAAGCTAACATTGAGAACTGGGAGTTTTATATTCGCAGTTACTTAGGTGGCAACGACTACAAGAACGGATATTACTTACATAGATACATATTGGAATCACCAGAGGAGTATGATGCAAGAATAAGACATACCCCATTAGATAATCATTGTAAGAATGTTGTGCAAATCTACACCAGCTTTTTATGGCGAGTGCCACCAACAAGAAATTATGGTAGCTTAGACGGAGATGAGCAACTACAGTCATTTATCAAAGATGCTGACTTAGATGGTAGGAGTTTTAATACAGTTATGAGGGAGGTGCAGATGAACGCATCTATTTATGGTAACTGTTGGGTAATTGTAGATAAACCACAAACTAATGCAAAGACTAGAGCAGAAGAATTAGCACAGGATATTCGACCTTATGTATCAATATATACCCCAGAGAATATTGTTAACTGGAATTATAGTAGAGCAAGTAGTGGTAGATTTTATTTAGATTATTTAGTTGTAGTAGAAGATATAAACTCAGAAAGAGCTATACTAAAAGTATTTACAGAAGAAACTATCAGCACTTATGAGGTAGAAGAATATGATAAAGAATATGAGGAAGGAGATGTAAAACTATTAGAAGAAATACCAAACCCAATAGGCGTTATTCCAGCAGTAAATGTATATAACCTAAGAGGAAACAAAAGACCGATAGGGATAAGTGATTTATCAGATGTGGCATTTTTACAGCAATCTATTTATAATGATTACTCAGAAAAAGAACAACTGATAAGACTAGCCAACCACCCCAGCTTAGTAAAAACCCCTAATGTAGAAGCATCTGCTGGGGCTGGTTCTATAATAGAAATACCAGAGGATATGGATAGTTCTTTAAAACCTTACATTATTCAACCTAGTGGACAAAATCTAGATGGTATAATGAAGTGTATACAAAACAAAGTAGATGCTATAGATAGAATAACACACATGGGGTCAGTAAGAGCTACTGGTACACAGATAGCTAGTGGTATAGCATTACAGACAGAGTTTCAGCTACTTAATGCAAGATTGTCAGAGAAAGCAGATTATTTAGAGAACGCTGAAGAGCATATCTGGAGTTTATTTGCTAGGTGGTTAGAAAAAGAGTTTGATGGTTCTGTAAATTACCCAGATACCTTTGATATTAGAGATTGGGCGAATGATATGCAGTATTTACAGATGGCTAAAGCTAGTGGCGTAAGATCAGAAACATTTAACAAAGAAATAGACAAACAAATAGCAGATACAGTTATAGATGACAATGACAAGATCAAAACAATAAATGAAGAGATTGACAACGCAAGAACAGTTAGAGGTCAATTTCAAACAACAAATGTAGAAGGAGTAACAGTTGGCGAAACGGAAGAAGAAACGAGTTCCTAAAGATAAAAAAACCAAGATACCCAAAAAGTATCTATCTGGTTTAAAGGGGTCAAAACGCACCCTTAGAGCTAGTTTAATTAAGCAAGTTAGTGCATTATATAAAAGTGGTGCAAGGATACCTAGATCATTATTAAAAAGGAGAACAAGGGTATAATGGCAGTAAAAAGAAAACCTTTATCAGCATCTACAATAAAAACACTTAAAGCAAAGGCTAAAAAGTCTAAGTTATTTAACTTAGCTGATTTAAAAGCTAGTTATCGTAGAGGACAAGGTGCATTTCTTAGTTCTGGCAGTAGACCACGCATACCTATGAACGCTTGGGCAATGGCAAGAGTAAACAAACTAATAAAAAGAGGTCGTTCTGGAACATTTGACAGAGATTTAATTAGAAGAGCAAGTAAAAGAAAGAGAAAAAAGTAATGGCAGAATATAGAGGTAAACAAGTAAAGCTAAACAAACCTTTTAGATTATCTGCTAGTGAATCAAAAAGAAAAAAGTTTGGTGTATATGTAAAAGAAAAATCTACTGGTAAAGTTAAAAAAGTAACCTTTGGTGCAAGAGGTATGAGCATCAAAAAGAACATACCAGCTAGGCAGAAGTCATTTCTAGCTAGAATGGGTGGTGTATTGAAGGAAGTCAAAGGGCAAAAGTCTTTATCACCAGCTTACTGGTCTATTAGAGCTTGGAAAAAGAACTTTCCATTGTAATAAATGTCAAGGATATTAGAAAAACTAGCTGATCAACACGAAGAACGTATAATTAATGTATTATACAAGCTTGAAGAAGATATTATCAAAGAAGTTAATAGAGCAACTAAAGGTCAACTGGTATCACAAAGAATAGCAATACAACTGCAACCCAAGATCAGACAAGCAATAGAAAACAACTTTCTCAATGAAGCTGATCTCATCATTAATGAAGAATACAACAAAATAGCAAAAGAAGTATTAGACACTTTTGGAGAACTACCTATACCCAATAAGTTTAAAAGTCTTACAGAAGTAAACCTATCTACAATCAATGCACTAAAATTTCAAAGTTATTCTGGCTTTGAAGATATAGGCGAAAGGTTTATCAAGGTAATTAATGATGAGCTATACCAAAGCACCATAGCTGGTAGACCCTATGAAGATATGGTCAGTAATATTAGATCACATATCAATGGAGTGTATAAAAAATCAAACCAAAAAGAGATAAATGAGCTGGTAGATTTTATCAATGAAAATAAATATGATAAGTTTAAAAAATCTCAAGTAGAAGAAGCTGTAAGAAAACTACACACCCAATATGCTAGTGATAGAGCTGGTAATAATTTAAGAAGATATGCTGGTCAGATAGCTCACGATAGTGTAATGCAGTTTCACGGACAGTTTACTATAGCTAAAGCTAAAGAAAGTGGACTAACACATTTTACTTACACCGGAACTTTAGTTAGAGATAGTCGAGACTGGTGCAGAGGAATATTAGGTAAAACCTATACAGAAAAACAAATAAGAGAACTATGGAACACTAGGTCTTGGAATGGAAAAGCTAATGGCGACCCATTTATAGTTAGAGGTGGTTATAGATGCAGACATACTTGGATACCAACAGACCCAGCTTGGGGTGAAGAAACACTTGATGAATTACCACCAGAGGAAGATATAGAAGAAACAACACCAGAAGTATCACAAAATTTAGCATCAGTTGTAACAGCACCAAAAAGAAAATTTGGCAAATACAAAGGATTAACAGACGAGCAAGTAAAAAATGTAGTAGATAAAGATTTAAAAAGCCAGCTTACACCTACAACATTAAAAGTATTTAATAATATTCCCTTAGTAAATGCTATTACACTTAATCAGAAAAAAGCATATTTTAGACCAAGTGAAGATACATTAGTAACAAATACTAAAGCTGGAACTTTGGCTCACGAATACGGACATTACATAGACTATAAAACTGGCAGTAGAAAAATAGGACAGTTTGAAGTTCAACCTAAACCCTGGTCATTTGAAAATAAAAAATTTAGAGAAGCATTTGAAAAAGATGCAAAAAATTTTACAGCAGATGCTACTAAAGGTTCAAATAAATTGCAAAAATACTTTGATGAATTAGTTGAAATTAGATATTACGAAAAAACAGTAAGAGGAAAAAGAAGAAAAACTGGTTATTATGAGGGAAAGTTAGAGGGAGATAATAGAATTACTGATATTATAGATGCCTTAGTAAATGGTAGATTTCACTCTCTTTATAAAGCACCTGGACATGGACTTAATTATTACAGAAAAGTAGAACTCCGAATGACAGAAACATTTGCTAATTTATTTGCAGTACAAAAAAATAAAAGAGCTTTAAATATTTTAAAAGATATAGTGCCTAACACTATGAAACAATTTGATGAAAGGATAAAAGAACTTGCTAAGTGATAAAGAAATAGATAAAAGACTTGATGAAGCTACATTACCAGAGGACTATGAAAAGTTATATATAGATATGTTTGGAGAAAAAGTACCAACAAGGAGTGATACTTGGGGTGAATTTCCAGTAGATATGATTTTAGAAGCTATTGATAAAAAGAAACCAATAGAAAAAGAACAATTATATGAAGAAGGAAAAATAATCTTATAGTTACAGATAATATAGATTTTACTATAAAACTTTGATATAAATAAATTACAACTGGAGAATATACAAATGGATAAACAAATGGAACAAGAACAAGTAGAACAAACTACGCAAGTAAATGAAGAAGTGCAACCTACTCAAGTAGAAGAAAAACCAAAAGAAAGAACTTTTACACAAGAAGAACTTAATGAAATAGTAGAAAGAAGATTGCATAAAGAACGACAAACAATTAATAAAAAAATAGGAGTTGATGATTTGGATTCAGCAATCAACATAGTAAAAGCACAGAAAGAAACAGAGGAAAAACAAAAAATCCAAAAGGGTGAGTTTGAAGAAATACTAAAAAACAAAACCCAAGAATGGAACAAAGAGAAATCTAATTTAGAAACACAATTAAAAGATATTAAGATCAATAAGTCTTTATTATCTTCAGCATCAAAGAACAGGGCAATAAATCCAGACCAAGTTGTAGAATTGCTAAACAAAAATATAAAATTAAATGAATCTGGCAACGTAGAAATCCTAGACAAAAACGGATTAGCCAGATATAACAGTAATGGGGAACTCTTAACTACTGACGAATTAGTCCAAGAGTTTTTAACACAGAACCCACACTTTGTTAGTGCTACTCCTAGTGGCTCTGGCTCGGTGTCAAATGTGGATAGAGGAGAACTCAGCTCCAGTTTTAAAATTGAGGATTTAGATATGAGTAATCCAAAGGATAGAGAAAAATATGCTAAGTGGAAACAAAAACGTAATTCTCAACCCAGAGTAATTAACTCATAATTTTTAATTTTTATTTTATGGAGTAAACTATGGCAAACGAAACTACAAGTAGTACTATATCAGAACTTTATACTGAGATAGTAGCAGAAGCATTATTTGTTGCTAATGAGCAATCAATAATGAGAAATTTGGTAAGAAACTACACAATCGCTGGTGGAGGTAAATCTGTTGAAGTACCTATTTATTCAACTGTATCAGCATCAGCAGTTAATGAAGCAACTGACCTATCAAACACAGCAGTAAACCCAAGTTCTGTAACTATTACAGCATCAGAGGTAGGAATTATGACAACACTAACTGATTTAGCAAGAAACTCAGCATCAAGAAATGTAGCTGGAGATATTGGTAAATTATTCGGTGAAGCTATTGCAAAAAAAATTGATTCAGACTTGTCAGCGTTATTTACAGGGTTCTCTACTGAAAAAGGTGGTGGAGCTGGTAACGAAATAACAGTAACAGATTTATTTGAAGCAAGTGCTGAGTTAGTAACAGCAAATGCACCAGCACCTTATTATGGTGTGTTTCACCCAAAGATGATTTTTAATGTTAAAAAATCTCTAACTAATACATTTGTAGGTAGAGATACAGAACTTTCAAATGAAGCTATGAGAAGTGGATTTGTAGGAACTATTGCTGGTATACAGATTTTTGAAAGCTCAAATGTTTCAGTAGATGGTTCAGATGATTCTATCGGTGGTGTATTCTCACAAGACGCTTTAGGTTTAGCAATGATGCAAGACCTTAAAATTGAATCACAAAGAGATGCGTCTTTAAGAGCAGATGAGATTGTAGCTACAGCAGTTTATGGAGTTGGCGAACTACACGACAGTTATGGAGTTAAATTAACTGGCGACACTTTAGCTAACTAATAACTTATGGGGTGGGAAACCACCCCTTTTACAAAGGAGTTACCTATGGATATGGTGAAATTAGTAAAGGGCGATAGAATTATAGAAAGAAGTAAAGTTGATTATGATAACAACCAAGGTATGTGGACAATAAGAGGTTGGAGTTTATACGAAGGTAAACCAAAGGCACAACCTAAACCAACACCAAAAACAGAGCCAAAAAAAGAAACAGTAAAGAAAACTACAACTAAAAAGGCTAAATAATGGCTACAACAGAATTTAGCGTAGCAAATTCTAACTTACAAGCTATACAACCAGATATACTAGGCTTTGGTATAACGGACTTTGGCGACCAGTTACAATTTGCAGAAAATGACGTATTGAGAAGAGTAAGAGAAGAATGGTGGGAAAGATACAGACACCAGGTACGATATAAAGATATTACTAAAGTTACGTCTGTTGAAATGACCAACAGCAAACTAACTAATGCACAATGGACACAATCCGTAGTTTATTTAGCATTGTGGAAATATATTTACCCAATTCTAACAAAATGGCGTGACCCAGATACAGGAGAAGGTAAAGACACTTTCCAAGTGCAAATAGATTTTTACAGAGATAGATATGAAGAGGAGTTTCAAGCTGTATTAAGAGATGGTGTTGAGTATGATGAGGATAGTTCTGGAGCAGTAAGTGATTCAGAAAAAGAACCAATCCATCATTTAAGGTTAGTCAGATAATGGAAGTTAAGGTTGAAGTAAATACTATCAATGTTGTGAATGAACTCAAGAGAATGACTAGAAAACAGAAATCATCTGTTTTAAAAGCATTAAATAAAGTTTCTAATATGGCAATATTTATGATAACTAAAAGAACTCAAAGTGGAAATTTACCAGATGGAGGTAAAATGATTCCTTATGCAAAATCTACAGTAAAAAGCAGAAAGAAAAGAGGAAGGCAGACTGGTTTTGTAGATTTAACTGATTCAAAACAAATGTTTAGAAGTTTAACTTATGACATTAAGGGATTAAAAAGTTCTTTATTTTTTAGAGGGCAAGATCAAAATAAAAAAGCATCATACCACGATATATTCGGAGTTGGAAAAAAGAAAACAATAAGACCTTTTTTCTCTGTTGGTAATAAAGAAGAAGATAAAATAAGACAAGAGTTCACTAAAACTTATTTCAAAGAAATGAAAATATGAGCAAACGAGAAAACATTGCTAGTGATATAATTACAAAACTTGATGCAGTTACCAGTCCTATTGAGTTTAAAAAGATTACTAGAGAACCATTTGAGGTAGAAGAATTATCAGATGCACAGTTTCCAGCTTTATTTGTGCAATCTGGCGACGAAACAAGAGAAGTATCTAGTATCGGTGATACTGGTGCTGGTAGCTATAGAGGTTCTATTGATTTCTTAATAGTTGCTTTTGGCAAAGGTACAGATAGCAATATAGATACAGTAAGAAACCAATTAATAGAAGTAGTTGAAGAAACACTAGATAATGATATAACTAGGAATGGTAATGCTTTAGA